TCAATGACGATGCGCTTGCCAATAAGTTTACCACGGTATTTCCGCCCGATCTTCACCGGGATCTTCCCGTCCTTATGCTCTAGCTTCACCATCACCCAGTCGGGGTTACGGGCCGGATGCAAAACCACACCGTTTAGCTTGTTAGGCACAGCCAGCGGCACTTCTAGCGCAAGCTCTACCTCGGCCACACCCTCGGGGGTAAAATAGGTGTTCTTGCCATAGCCTGTGTAGTGCTGGCCCTTGGTCAGCTTCGTGTTCTTAATAGCCAACAGATCGTTGACGGTCTTGCCCAGCTTATCGGCCAAAGCAATGATGGGGGTATTGATAGGTTCCATTAGTATCCTCCTGTAGTTCTTCGAGACTTGTTAAATGCTTTATCGTCAACGTAGCGGATGCCATCAATCGCCGCATACCGCAGCACGTCGATAGGATCCTTGTGTGCCTCATCTGGGCCACCATCCGCCGTGTACTCCTGTAGCGCGGCAATGATGTTCTGGCACCGATCAGAGATGTAGAAGTGTGGGCGGTTGACGCTATCCATCGGCACCTTGCGATTGTAGGCCATCTTGGTCTGCAACGCCTGTAGCCCGTCCTCAATGTCCAAGCCGGGGGCCGGGACAAAGGTAAGCCCAGCATCAGCCAGATCCTCTATGATGGACGAAGCACCATTCTGCGTCTGGTACTTGGCCGCACCAAGCCGAGGGTCAATCAGCCGCTCAAAGATGGTTTCCCCTTCTTCCATATTGCCGATAAGCTCCACATAGTCCCTGATGCCATAGCCCAACCCCTTGGACCCTTCTCCGCCGATCCACTTCCCGCCATGCCACTTGGCCCAATCCCCCACGTTGACATCCGGCCATTCCCGGTAGACCCAGAATGTACCGCTCTCATCAACGGCAATCCAAGCCATGAACCAGTTCTTTCGGCCAGCGGGGTCAAGGATCATGTAGCGCGTGAGCCCCTTGGTAGGGATCTTCTCATGCGGTACGACGTTCACCTCTACCGAGAAGTTGGGGAACTGTGTACTCTTGCTCTTCGTCGGAACACCGTAGGCACGGCATAGAATCTCGTCCTCTGGACGGTTCTTCAGATCCTCGGCAATACGCTCGTACCCGCCGAAGGGATTGTCGCGGGAATGGAAGTAGATGATGCCCGCATTCCGATTCTTGCTCTCCTGCAGGAACGGAACCTTGCGATGGTTGAGCAGTTCGGCCTCTTTCCACTCCAACGTCCGCGCACCCTCTAGATAGTCACGGACCACTTCCGTATACCCATCAATAGGGGTGAACGTCACAATCATCTTGGCGTTGCGCGTAGCCAGACGGAACCTCAGCGTAGCCAGAAGCTCAGGGCCAATTAGGTACTCGTCGCACCAAGTACCAATGTTAATCCACTTGGCCTCCCTGCTACCCAACTCCGCACCCTCAAGGATGGTGTCGTTATTTAAGAACTGGGCGTAGGTTTTGAAGATGATGTGGCTCTTGCTCCCCGGCAGGATGAGGCTCGACTTGCTAAAGCCATTCTTTCGCGTGTAGGAGACATTCTCCTCAGTACCAAGAGTTTTGCGCTTAAGCTCCTCGGGAAGCGCATCGTAGATCGCGGACTGCTGCTGTCTGATGGAAACGTCAGCATTTTGGGCGAAACACATTATAACCGCCCCATAGTTCTCAATCGCTGCCTTCACCACCGCATGAGCAGCCCAACTCGTTTTAGACGAACGATTACCACCACTTACAAGAATCTCGTTCTTCTTAGACAGTAGATCCTCCGCCTCACCCCAATTCACCAGCTTAAAGCCATACCGATAGGGATCACGCTCAGCGTTCTCAATAGCCTCATGGTATAGCTCCCACAGTTGGACCAACTGCTTAGGGTCCATCCGCGCCATCTCCTCCATCGTAGGAGGCTTAAGTATCGGGTGCTGCTTCCAGACTAACGACATACGGCTCTATGCTTTCCACTAATCATAAGCAAGCCACGGAAAAGACCAATGCTCAAAGCCCAATACCAGTAGAGACTAACATGACGCTTTCCGGTAAAAACATTTGTCCATGAAGATTTTACATACATCTTCCCAAACATAATTCCAACTGAACTAGTAGGGTTTTTCTGGTATGTAATCTTCATAAAGCGCGGGAAAGTACACCACCTTAACCCTGATCTCGGGACTCCACCACTCTATCGTCCCCTCCTTCGTCATCGTCGCCGTCCACTTCAACTTCTGGTCCCACTCGCTCAACAGGGGTTGTGAGTACTGTAATGGTGTCATTCCGTAAAGCCGCCCTAGCCTCTTCAATAGCCTTCATAGCGTCAGCAAGCGACGGCTTCCCCGTCCTGTGCTCCACCACCACCTTCTGCTCCCCAAGAGCCTGTAAGCCCTTGTCCACACTAATGCCATAGCTTAACGTTAAGTCTTTAAGCGGCGTCTTCATCAACGCCTCATCATCCTCCATCAACATCTCTGTCTTCTTCGCCACCAACGCCCTCATCCTCTCTGCCATCTCAAAGCCGTCTAACGCAAGCTCCTTGCGCCTCACCTCCAAAGCACGCTCATGCCGCGCCCTCAAAGCTGACAGTGCCACAAACCCTATACCCGTCTCCTCCATTACCTTCGCATACGTCTCCCCATTAGCCAGCATATCCAACGCTAACGCTGCCTCCTTAGGCTTCCGCTTCTCAATATAACGGTGATTGAGGTTGGCTTGCGCCTCCCCTACGCTCTCCACAATTGCTTTGGACTTCCTCCCCATGCAAACGTTCTACAGGTAGTGTTAGGTAGTGGTCAAGACCTATTTGCAAATTTTTTTAAGTGGTCGTTTAACCTATCAATATGCGACAGCGGAGCCGAGTGTTGGGGGGGGGGGCCGCCCCGCCGAGTGTTGCCCCCCCTCCCCCCCTATGGTTGCTGCAAAGTAAGTGCTTAACACTAGCAAAACAAGTGAGTTGCTTGTATATTGCAATGCAATTGCATGGCAATGGTGTGTCCACCACTTCCCATTGTTGGGTTTGTTGCTTGGGATGGTGGGGTAAAGGATTTAGACGGCTGACGCCTGGGATTAGTTGACTAAATGGGTCAAGATACCGTGCCAATGGTGCTGTGACAAAATGGCACACTTTCACCAGGGGTGGCAGGGGTGGCTTGGGCTTGGGCTTCCTTGTGGCTCCTAGGGGCGTTCCTTACCGTTCCTTGTGGCTTAGGCGAGGGGCTGCTGAGGGGGGATGATTCGGGGGCGCGGATTGCTTGGTTTTGCGTATCCCACAAGCTGCTACCTGAAGTTTTTTTGAGAGGTAAAATGACGATTTCTGACGATTTCTCTCGCTACTCAATCCCGAGTGTGCATCGTGGTGGATGTCGGAGGTAGCTCCGGCAGTTCTTTAACAGTCCATCCCATCGCCGGGGGGTTATCCGGCGACGGTTGCAGGCGGAGGGGACTCCTTCGCTTGTGCGAGCGACACGGGGCGAAGTCCTACCTTACCAGCCACACGAAACGGCGGTTCGGCGTTAGTCTACGGGCTAGCGTTAATGCTAAGGGATGGGGGCGAGCCTTCAGGGCGACGGCTTTTGCAACCGATGGGACGTGATCCCGACTTGCTTTTGGTGCAAGTTATTGGCTTGGCAAGCTAGTAACGGCAAGTGATTAGCACTCTTTCGGCTTAGTATCTGCACTAGTCGAAAGTATGCGTTAGCAGAGTTTTTCAAACCGTTAACAATTAACCCCAGCAGGCTGTCCACCGTTAAAAGGACGTAGCTGGGTTCCCTTGCAAGTCAGGAGCCTTATCGCGGCGCAAGGGTTAAACGCCAATTAATGGCGGCTAATAACTGACAAAACCATAGAAAGGACAGACAGATGCAACTCGTACTCAAAAAGGAAGACATCGTTTGGCGCGTCAATAACGGCAATTCGTTCACCCGTGACGAAATCACGGTCTATCGTGATCAAATTAAAGCCGCTCGTGCAGAAAAGAAAACCAAGCTGGCAGCTTTGGAAGCTCCTCAGGTTTGCGGTCTTGTGACAGAGATTCTGAACCGTGGCGGCTTCGTTGGAGACATGAAAATCGTTGAAAATAAGCGCGTCCGTAGCACTTGGATCAAGCTCAGCGAAACTAAGACACTCACTTTGGCGGAACGCTATCGCGCTAACGCTGAGAAGTGGCTCAAAAAGGCGCAAGAAGCTGAGATGACCGTCAACGTTGCCTAATCATGATCGCAGACACTCCAGAGAAGATTGCAGCCTACCAATTGCTAGTGCTCAAATCCATGCTCAAACTCGAAAGTTTGGGCATGAAGCACTCAATGGGATCGGTTGCGCCGACCGTGCGTCAGTTTATTGGCAGCAAGACACGCAACAAGAAAGCGTTGCTTGCTGAGTACATCAACTTCCTAAAAAGCGAAGGTTTGTTAGAGTCATGAACCTTACTGCCCTATTCCTCGCCATTGTCGCCGTCGAATCCGGCGGCAATGTCAACGCAATCGGTGATAACGGCAAAGCCGTAGGCCCAGCTCAAATCTGGGAAATTACCGTCAGAGATGTCAACCGCATCGCCGGAACGCGCTACACGTCAAACGATAGGCGCGACCTAACCAAGTGTTCTGAGATGTTCCGAATCTATACAGACCACTATGGCAAAAGGTACGGCTGGCCTGTGACAGACGAGGTTAGGGCGAAAGTGTGGAACGGTGGGCCTAATGGTCCAAAGAAGTCCGCAACATCAACTTATTGGCGGAAAGTCTCTGCCAAGCTCAAACGATAGGATAAACCCATGAACACAGATACACAGACACAGAACACCGAGGGCCATAATGCGGTCGCTCGTATCATTAACCTGCTCGTAAACGAGGTTCTTCGCAAGGTTGATAGTCGCATCAACGAGCAACTCATCATCCTAAGCAATCGAATCACCAAGCTTGAGACAGAAATGGGCAAAAGCCCTAGTCTCGATCACTTGGATGACTTCGTGACGCTGGTTGAATATCGTGCGTTGCGTGCCACAGTCGAAGAAATCGACAGCAAGATTGAGGATATCGAGTACAAGATTCGCGATCTTGAGGACGAAAAGGTGAGTTCGGACGATCTTGAAGACACCGTACGCGACGCTGTAGAGATGGCACAGTCTCGTCAGGACGCTGAGTCTATTGTCCGCGAGGGTCTCAAGGCAATCATCGATGGAAAGATCTAACATGAGATACATATACCAAGTCGCTTGTGAGATTGGACAGAAGTGGACGCCCAAAGTTCATCCTTGGGCGCGGCCATATCTCGACGCTATGTCAACGCTCGAAAGCGTTAATGATAGCTATGGATGCGATGATGCTCGCTCCATCATCAACTATTTCCTCAGCAATGCCACAATGTGGCGCGGCGAGGATGCTCGTAGGCTCAAGAAAGAACTGAAAGACATCATCAATGAAACTCCTATCAGTCGGATCGGATAGCAAGACTACCAAGGGCGAGAGCTTTGGCTGGCGCACAGCCATCCTCTATCTTGCCCCTCACAAAGTTGCCCAACGTGGCAATGTTTGTTCTCACGCATCACGGGGTTGCATCTCGTCGTGCCTTTACACGGCAGGACGTGGCGCATTCAGCAACGTGCAGCGTTCACGCATCAGCAAGACTCAATACTTCTTCGATGACCCAGCGGGTTTCCGCAAGCAACTCATCGAGGAGATCGAGGAGTTTGTCTGGCGCACAAACCATCACGGCATGGCTGCTTGCATTCGTCTCAATGGCACGTCGGACATTCCTTGGGAAGGGTTGCAGATTATGCAACAGTTCCCAAAGGACATCATGTTCTACGATTATACGAAGAACCATCATCGTGCCTTGCGTTTTGCTCGCGGTGAACTTCCGCCCAACTATCACCTGACCTTCAGCCGATCAGAGTGCAATGAGATGGAAGCTCTCAAGGTGCTGGAAGCTGGCGGCAATGTTGCAGCCGTGTTTTCTGGCGATCTGCCCGACGATTGGCATGGTTACAACGTGGTCGATGGCGACCTTTCAGACTTGCGATTCCTCGATCCT